GTATTTTTAAAATAAACATCATGATTTCCAGGAATGATATCCATTCTCATTCCTCTTTTTCGCATAACGTCTAAAAAATGTTTACGATTATGTTGTAAAGCTTTAAAGTTAACATACTTACGATGATCATAATAATCACCAAGATGTAAGATTTGAGTTATTCCTCTTTTCTCACATTCTGGAAAAAATATGTTTTCGTAAAAGTCTGCTGCGTTGTCTAAAAATATTTGTGATGCGTTTCGTATACCACAATGCGTATCATTCAATATCGCTATTTTCATTAATTAATCCCTCATTCATTCTATATTCTTTAACTGGATCTATAGTTTTTTTAATAACTACAATACCATCATCTTCTAATACTTCAACTTCTATTAAATCTCCTTTAAGAACTCCTATCTTAGCCATAGCTTCTGTAGGAATATTAATAGTTTCTATTACAGTATATTCTGAAATTAATTTTTTATAATTAAATTTTTGTACTTCGGTCATCCTAAATCAACTTTTACGATGTGTTCAAGGTTTAAATCAGAAATAGTTAATTTCATTTCTGCTTTAACTTTTTTATTTTCAGGATTTTTTTCTTTCCAAGCTTTTTCTATTTGTTGTTGGGATGTTACTCCTACTTGTTTTAAAAATCGTCTGATTGACATATTAAGTTCTTCGCTCATATTAAAAACTCTGATAAATCTGAATCAGCTATTTTAGCTTTTCTTTTTTTCTTTTGTTTTTTAGCAAAAGTCTTTATTTTAGTATCATAAGATTTTACTTTATCTATTCTATCTTTTAAAGAATCTACAAAGGCACCAATGACATGATTATTACCCTGTTCTCCACCTTGTACTATAAATTCTTCTATACCTGAATTTGTTAGATACTTCATTTTTATATCTTGTTGTTTCTTTTCTTTATCAATACGTCTTAAAAACGCATACCAAGATATTTGAGTAAAGTAAGCAAAGGCATTAGGTTTTCCGGTTCTAGTAGCTGCTTCTAAGTTATAGTTACCTATAGCTTTAAGGCAATTTTCTACGGCATCCATAACCATTTCTTCTCTATAAGTATATCGTATAAAATTAGCTTTATGCGATAAACCTTCTGCTATTCGTAAAAAACAATGAGCTACATAGTTTGTTACTTTTGGAATTTCTTTTCCATCTTTTTTAGCTTCTTCTACTAACGTACAATAATCTACTACGGCTTGAGAAAACTGAGCATTATTAACATAATGAATATTTAATCTTTTCTGACGTGCCATGTTTATCCTTTCATTGGTATAATTATACTATAAAAAATATATAATGTAAAGTATTATTTTCTGTTATTAAATGAAAATTTAATTAAATTAACCGTGTACATTTATTATAAATGCGTGTATAATAAATTAAGGTATTTTGGGGGGAGACATATATACTTTTAATGTACAGTTTCTTTTGGTTTAAATTGAATAATATTATCTACTGTACCGGAATCTTCTACTAATTCTAAGTCTTGTTTAAGTCGACTTAATTGGGTTTCTAAATAAGCTTCTAATTCTGAATCATCTAAATGATCTAAATCTTCTAAATCAATAGTCGGCGGTTCTTTATTATTATCATATTCTTTAGCAATTTTTAAAATGCATTTAGCATACATTTTTAATAAAGAAGTACAAGGAGATAATTCACCTACTATATGTTCACTATTTAAAGTTTGCATAATTCTTGGGTCATCGCCGAAAAACATAAAAGGTTTAAATGAAAATACCTTTATTCCAGATTTATAATTTTCTGATTCTACAACTTTTAAAGCTGATCTTATTAAAACAGTACTACTTTCTTCACTATCCCATTCTAATACTTCACAGATAATTTCTTCTTTGGTAGACAGTTTAAATTGTTTTATTATTGGTTTAGTCATAGTTCTACTTTAAATGTTTTGTATTTAAATTTTTCACGGTCATATATTTTTAATCTTTCTTCAGAGTGCAATAATGCGAAATTTTTTCTATTTGTATAACTAATATTATCTATAATATCATAAAGATTAGTAATACTATTATTATCTGCTACCCGAAGCCCTCGTCCGATGGATTGGAGGACTCTGATTTGCGACTTAGAAGGAGAAGCAAATATAATATTATGGAGATTCTTAATATTAATCCCGGTGCTAAAAGTGCCAAGGCTAGCAACAATAATAGAGTTCTTTTGCTTTTCCACAATACCTCTAATGGCTTCACGATCTGATGTCTGAGTGTTTCCAGATACAAAAAATATTTTCCTTTCAGTGTCTGCTTTAGTATTTATCAAATCAAAAAGAGGCTTACCGTGCTTCTCGACTAGATTAAAAAGTACTAAAGTATTACCTTTTTGATCTAAAGATAAGTTACGAATAAATTTATTTCTTTTATCGTTTTCTACTATATACTCTATTTCTTCTTGATAAGTCTTTTTGCCAAAATCTTGCCTAGATTCTAAATCATATTCTAATACTATTCTTTTTATATCTAAATCAGCTAATGTTTTATTTTCTTGCAGCGCGCGCGTCGTCGTAACTTTATAAGTCTTTCCAAATAAACCTTGTAATACTAATTCATGGGTTTGAGTTCCATCTAATGTTCCGGTTGTTCCAAATCTATATTCAGCTTCTGTTGCTTTATTCATAATATTCATTAATGATTTAGATTTAAATCCATGACATTCATCACCTATTACCATACCAAATTGTTCGAACCACATTTTCGGCAATTTATAAATTGATTGCCAAGTAGAAATAACAATAGCAGATTGAATATTATCTTTATCTTTACCTGAATAAATTTTATGTATACCACCTTCGGCTTGACCATAAGATACAAAATCACTATGCATCTGTTCTACTAGAGAAGTTGTAGGTACGATAACCAATATCTTACTAGCTTTAGGCCAATTCAATCCAGTTGTCAGCATTTCATACCAGTACTTAACTAAAACATATATTATTAATGATTTACCAGATCCAGTAGGAGATAATAGTATTGCTCTTTTCTTTTTTAATCCGTGTAATACAGCAGTAAATTGATAGTCTCTTAATTCCCAAGGAAGTTTTAAATTTTTAGAATAATTATATATTTCATCTGGAGTAATATCATTTATATCATTAGCTAATCCATATTTAGTTTTAACTAACTTAACTTTATATCCTCTATTTTCACACATCTTAAGAAAATGATAATATAAACCAGCTGGCAATTCACCACTCGTTGAATCAAATAAACGTATTTTTCCATCCCAAATTCTGCGTTTAAATGCCGGCATGAATCTATAACCGGGTACAAAAAAAGAGAAAAACTCTTTTAATTCAGCAGCTACTCCATAATCACAATCGATATGGAGATTTGCATGACTTAATTTCCTGACTGAAATTGCTTCCATTTAATTATATTGCTTATTGTTTGGTGTCGCCATTTTATTGTATCTACTATATCTGTTAATGTTTCTACTACAGTTTTAAAGTATTGTATCTTTTCTTCTGATTTTTGTATTTCTGGATCGGCATCGTAATAATAATCCATTTCACCTTTTAATATTTTTAAACCATCAAATGGATCTGGATCCCAACCTTTTTCTACTATTTCTTCTTGAGTCATCTTTCCGTTATAATATAACCACTTATCTTTTAATAAAGATTTCTGAGACATCTCAGCTCTACGCAATAATAACTTTGCGTTTGCTAATTTCTCTAAATATTTTGAATGTAGTAGTGGTGTTTTACGAGAGGATTCATCTAGATGCATATCACTTATCACATTATCTTTTGTCCATTCTTCAAGGACTTCATTTAAATCAATCATTATATTCCTATTTCAAATAATTTCCGTCTAAATCATGAGTACCGCTATTATGCCATGCCCATACTGTACAATTAATCACTCCATAATCAACATTCCAATCGCGAAATGGAAGATTAGGTATTTGTCTTTTTCTTAAAATTTTATAATGACCTATAAATAATTCATATCTATTTTTTCCAAAAACCCAGTCTCTTATAATCTTTATCATCTTTATATATCCAACCTTCAGCTTCTAATAAAAGTCTTTTGGTATCATATCTATCACTTTCCCACATAGGTATAATTTCATCGTATTCTTCCATATCATTATTTAAACGTAAATGAACTTCTATTAATTTATCTTCTATAAATTCACAGTTAATATATCTATAATTATCTTTAAGTGTATTTAAAATCTGAGGATACGGAACTTGATCATCAACCTTTTTCCAGCTTTCCCATTTCCATAGCGGTTCATCTTTATCTTTAAATCCTTCGGTTGCAAGAACTTGTTCTTTATCTATATAATCAATACTTAAATGTCTTCCTTCAAACATCTCACACCAAAAATGTCCGGCCGGTAAATAAGTAGTTTCTCTGTGAATAAATTCTTTTATAGCATCTCTACCCATACCAGCAAAATTACTGATAGGCCTAACTATATACCAATCAGGTTTGGGCACCCAAGAATCTACTGGTCCACAATTATAACCTAATTTTCTACTGAGAATTAATTTATCATATATCCATAAATCATCTAAATTAGTTTCAAACCATGCTTCATCGTCTTCTTTTATCATACGATATCAAAATACATAAATCTAAATGAAACAGCATAAGTTACAAATTCTGTACCAGTTGCAGTTGATTCAAAGGTAATATCACCTAATGAAGTTGGTACACAATCTCTATATACTATTTGTTTTGTTTTATTATTATGACTTGACAATATTGATATTGTAATATCTGAATAAGTCGGAGGTTTTTGTTTTTTGTAATCTCTACTTAAAGCAGGCACATCTGAATTTTCTACGTTTCTTCTTATCCAATTATGCATTTCAGTATAAGATGACATATTCTCATCAAGTATTATTGTTGCTGATAATTCGTTATATGTTAAAGAAGATCCAGTTAATGGAACTCCAGCAACTTGTCTAAAAGGCATTTCTACTTGTTGAGTTATAACTCCAGGATGTGTTATAGTCTGAGCAAAGTATTCTAGGTTCGGATAATTCTCACGGTCGATAGTGATTTTATACGAAGTAGGTTGTAAGTAATTTAGATCTGTTGTTAAGCTTGCCATAGTACTATTTATAC